TCACCTACCTCGATTGAGATATCACCTGTGGTCGTAGTGTAGTCTTTCACGTATCCTGTGAACATCAAGATCAAATCTTCATACGTGTCACCTTCCTGACCACGCTTTATCCGAACTTCATTACCATACAACTTCTCGTCAGTGTCGAACGTACCGTCATTTACCATAGATACAGAGCCACCGCCGAACGCTATGATTCCATATTGGAGTGGGTCTGCTTGGTCTGAGATACTTGGTATACTTTGAACAATTGGTTGATACACTTGATTTCTAAAGTAACGAACCGTGTCCGAACAGTAGCCAAAAAGTCGACCAGCCTCAAACGTTCTTCCTGCTGTTCCGTATGAATGAGTCACGTGGATATATAGCTCTTGTGCGTCATAGTCGAAGTAGAATGTGTTCTCCTGTGAGATGCAATCTGCTAACGTATCTACTGAGTCAACTTGATAGATAGAGTCAATCGTCATAGATTCAATTTGTACAGATTCGGTGTAGTAAGTACCATCAGCACCGAAAGTGTCTGTCCAATAGGAAACGATACCACCCTCTGTAACTGATACGATAGACTTATAGACATATGGGTCGTACGGTGCGAATGAGTTCTCATATAGGTTTGTTTTGTCTATCTCTACTACGTTAAACATTTATAAGATTAGTCCTATTGATTAAACTCTTATTCCATATATAGTACCAGTCGTTATCCCTGTATAATTCTTTATCCTCGCATTTGTACCGTCTGATAACACAAAGCCAGCTATTGATGTATCATTCTTAAAAGCCTCTCTCCATGTTCCGTTTATATATACCTCTACACGAACCTCGTTATTAGGGTATATATGATAAAGCCCCCTGTCTAGAGTTATGCTTTGCTGCGATGAAAAAGGCCCCCATGAAACAGATAGAAAAGTCCTTGGCAGTAAATTACCGCTGAGAGTAATCTGATTGAATGTGACATCATCACTCGTCCTAACACCCTGATTCATTGGATATAATTCATTGTCGCCATGACCTGTGTTTACTTTCCCACTATTTACAACACTAAATGTAACTTCATCAGTAGTTCTTACCCCCTGATTCATCGGGTAAAGTTCATTATCGCCCTGACCTGTATTCACGGTTGTAGTAACTATCTTAGCAGGGTTCCTTATATCCATCCTATATTTTGTCCAACTCGTACCGCTCTTGACCAACATGTAGGGCAATATTATGTCAGTTCCGCTCGCAAGATATCCGTACACTTGATTCCACGTGTAACTAGAAATGTCCGTTACGTAACTTGCAATTAGATTATCACCACTTACAGAGAGCTTGATATATACATTACCGTCTGCCGGAGAGCCGGTAATAGTCTCATCTGCGGTGTCGACCGTGTAAAGTGTTCCACCGTGGTTAATATATGTGTCTTGTTTAATAGTCGGTTCTGTAGTTCCAGTCGGGTTTGTTAGAATGAACGCCTGAGAATTTACCTGATTGATAAACGCCATGATATGAGCGTTCTGTGCTTCGTAGTCTGAAACAGCAGTCGGCGCTGAATTGAACTGCGATACCTTAATAATTGCCATTAGTTAACCTCCCTGATATCAAAAGAAACCGTATCCCCTGCTTCCTCGTGGTTTATCGTCAAATCAGATTCAAACACGCAGTAAATAGGTGCAAAATCTGAATGTGACAAATCCCACAAGTCTAGGTAGAACGGTTCTATTCTGCCTCTGTCGTAAAACACTTCTTCTAAGGCTTTGCGTTGTGACGAAGTGAGTAAAGGGATCGAAATCGACCCCCCTCTAGTCACAGAGCCTTTACGTCCTGCAATCTGTCTGTCAGAAGATGACGAAACCACATCCGATGAGTACAGCGGTATGTCTTGATCTGCACTCTTGGAATTTGAAATCACCTCGCCTACGAACAAATTCCCTAGATAAATTGTAACAGGTGAACTTAAAGCTAGTTCAACTTTATAAACCCCTGTTTGAGAACCGTAAGTCAAGTCTGTATCGTTATCTACAGATACCGTCCATGTGTCCAATACAGCGTCAACATCATCGTAAAAAGTAGCGGTTGCACCGTCTAGGTTGTGATACGCTATCCCGATAGCTTCGATGGTCTGCGGTACTGTCCACTCTAGTGTAATCGTGAGTGATAGAACGTCATCGACAGCTTGGAAATATTTTCTTTTCCAGTTGTGGTACAAGTTTTCGAGAGGATAGTTAGCGTTCTCTGAGGTGCTTGTTATCGTTGCGTTCTCTAGCAAGTTATCATACGCTATTTTCATTTCACTACCCTTGCATCTATCTTGTAAGACCGCCCGGAGTTTATCTCGTCAACCATTGCCTCACCTAACTTCCTCTTGTCTAAGTATATCATAATTTGAGCAGGAACACCGCCACCACCGCTAGGTGATATCGTGATTCCCTCCTGTCGTGCTTGGTCTGCAAGATTCCTAGTGAGTATCATCTCGTCTTGGTGAACTACAGCCTGAGTCGTCTCTGGTACTCGCAGGGTTCCAACGTCAAAGGATGGGATAGGCTGTGCTTGGATTGCAGCTAGTTGTAGACCGCCAACTGTAGCGGCTGCTGCCATTAAAAAAGGATTCGGGATAGCTTCTACTATTCCGCTAGCCGTGTTGATAATAGCTTCAAAAGTAGCAATCTTTTTCTGACGTTCGGCAGCATCACGCTCTATCTTCTTCCGTTCATCGTCAAAGCCTTTTTCAGCATCAATCCTCTTTTGGTTGTATTCGTCCAACACTTCCTGTCGTGCTATCTGAGTCTCTATGTCATCTATAAGTTCTTGGTCATTAGCTTCTTTAGCTTTTTCTAAACGCTTCTCAAGTTTCTCAATTTGTGTATCTTCTTCTAACCCCAATCTTTCTAGTTCAGCCTGCAACTGCTCGTCTATAGATTCTAAAGCCTCGGCTTTTTCTTCATCAATCTGTTGCATCCTAGCGTCATGTTGAGATTTATAAAGGTCACCTAAAGAGTTTAGAATGTTTGTTGATACGTTTCCTATTTGAACGATAGAATCGAGTGTCTCTTTATTAGTTTCTGCCCATTCTTCAAAAGCTGTTGCAGCATCTTCGGTAGAATCTTTTGTATGGTCAGTGTCCATCGCAAGTTGTCTCATCGCATCGGCTGATATTAAAGCCTGCCTGCTCGCTTCCCTCTGAACTTTTTCTTCATAGGTTAACTGCTCAACATATTCTTCTGTTTCTTCTGTATTATCCTCTTTATCCATTGCAAGTTGACGCATTGCATCAGCGGCAGCATAAGCCCTCCTGCGCTGTTCGGTGTGCCAATCAGCGAGGTCTTGTTCATACTTAATGTTTGTTTGGATGACTTCGTTTGCATCATCAAGGGCTTTCTGCCTAGCCTCATCTGCTCCGACAAGTGCGATGTATGAGTCTGTTAGTTCTCGTGTGTTGCGTTCTTCTTCTGCTTTATCTAAAGCTAACTGTCTAGCTGCGTCTGCCTGAGCGTAGATTCTTCTGGTCTGTTCAGCTCTCCAATAAGCAAGGTCTTGCTCTGCCTGCGTCTGTTCATCTGTCTCGTCTGTTGTACTTTCTTCTTTTAATTCCCTAAGAGCTTTTTTCTCGTCCTGTAATGCACCAGTGTGATTCAATGACGCTGTAGTAGCTTTGTCAATAGCTTCTATATTCGCTAAAACAAGTCCCTCTAGTTCAGGATATGCGTCAAGCAGAAGTTGCGTAGCTTCTTTATTGGTTTGATACCCTAATGTTAATAGGTTAACAAAACTCTCTTGGTCGGCTTCGGCTTGCGTTAACTTAGTAGTTGCCTCGATTAAATCCTGCTGAAAAGACATTCTGGAATTGATAATGGTGTTATATCTATCACCTTCGTCAATTCCCTTAACTTTTGCGATAATATTAAGCCTTTCCTGCTCAGTTAAAATGTTAAGTTGGTCTGCTGTGTATCCTGTACCTTCGGCTATCTCTTCTAGTGATTTGTTATATCTGTTAACCCATTTCTCAGAATTTTCGATAGTGTTAGTATAACTAGCTAACTCTCTATTGGATTCCCTGTATGTATCACTAGCGGTCTGTAGTGAAAGTTGCAACTGCGCTCTTGCCTGAGCTACCATAGACTGTGTTACAGCGTCAGTCTTTCCCTCTGCCTCATCTAAGACCTTGTTGTAATTAGCTATTGCAGATTCTAGGTTGTTGTATGAAGTCGTGAGGTCTGCACTTGCACTATTATTACCGTTTATCTCGTCTAATAGGTCGTTAAACCCTGAGACAACACTTGTAACCGTAGGCAGTAGTTTATTACCTAATTCTACCCGGAGGTCTTGTAAGTTACCCTCTAGGATTCTCTGTTGATTAGCAAGTGATTCTTCTGAGCGTGCAAAATCTCCTATTGCGTTCTTTGACTGAATAGTAGCAAGCTCTAAAGTGAGCATCGCTTTCTGTTGTCTGGTGAGTTCTCCAACAATCCCCTTATCTTCTGCTAACTGGTTTATATCAGCTTCTGTTATCGCTATACCTAAAGACTTGATAGATTCTCTTTCGCCTAAAAGAGCCTTGGTAAGAGCAGCACTAGCACCCTCTGCACCACCAGAATAGTTTGTGAATGAAGCAAGGTCTACAGCTAATTCGTTTACTTGATTTGATAGGTCGAGAGCCGACTCCTGAGTAAAGCCAAACCCGGTTAAAAGATCCCCTGTATCTGAAAGTAGCTGTTGTGATTTCTGAGAAGATAGACCAAAACTATCAGAAAGTGCCTGAGCGGTTGCGTCTGCTTCCTCTCGAATATCTGAAAAAGTTACGTTAAATTTGTTAGCGGTTTCCTCAGCATCAGAGGCGGCACTGACAAACTCTCTGCCCATCTGGACAGCTTTGTTTATCAGGAGAGAAGCACCGCCGACAGCGAGAGCTGTGAAGGCAACATTGGCAGCTTTAGAAAACCCTTTAGCTTTTGCCTCAGAAGTCGCTACACCCTTATTGAACCCTGAGTTATCAGCATCTATCTTATATACTAACTGGTCTATAATTCTCATCTGTGCCTCGTATAGTCGTTCGGCGTGATCTTGATCTTTCCATCAGGCTTTATAATAAACTTCTCCCATATCTCTTTAGGTATAAAAGCACCTGCTGACTCTAAATCCGTCAAGTCCATCTGCATCCAAAACTCTTCCTTGTTATCTACTATGCCCTCGCTTTTCATACTCCAATACAATCGTTCAAAGTCAAATTCGCTTACTTTTCGACCACCGCTTTTTTTTTAGGTGTGAAGTCTTTCAGTTTGCAATTAGCTATAAACTCGACAAGAGTAGATGAGTCTGCGTTCTCTCTCCACCACTTATCATCAAAAGTGTAGTCATTTGCTAGCAAGATAACTTCGACTATCTTTAACAGGTAATCGATAGATTCATAAACGTGAGCGTAGGATTCTTCCTCTGTCGGATTCTCCTTCTTGGAGAACTCTTTATCTAGCTTGTCATGTTCAGCGATGAGGTATTCAGCGAAAATGGGAATTATTTTGATCTCATAGGTCTGATCTCTAAACTCCACCTCCGCTGTGTTTCGGTTAATGCCGATCTTCATACATACTCCTTATGATTTGAAAAACTTGAATAACCTGTAACTATTAGCCGGGTCTGGTTTCGCTGTGAAACCTACCGTGTACTCGTTTAGTCCGTCCTCATTCACGCCCTTAAAATTAAATGCAGCTCCTGAGTCCAACTTAGCGTTGTAGAGGGTAAACTGCCAGTCGATATCATCGTAGAAATTAACCACGGTTCCTGCTAGTCCCGCCTTAGCAGCAGGGAGGTCTGCATATGTAAGCAAGTCCACGATGAAGTACAGGTTTGTATCATCTGTGCAGTAGTTCCCTTGGTTCTCTACTAGGTCACGGTCAGCATAGGCTACTTCTTCCATCCCGCTTATCGAGGTGTACAAGTCGATTAACGAAGTCCACGGCAAAGAGCCAGTAAAGGTCGTCTTAGGCACAGTGATAATCTGATTATTTGAACCATCTGTTACCGCTGTGATATCAGCTTCAATCAGCGTGTGAGTAGCTTCCTCAGATGGGAAATGCGTAAGCCTAATAGTCATTCTGTTTAGTGTGACCTGATTAGAAGTTCCACTGTAGGTTAGATTCCGTCCTCCTGTCGGGCTTACTGCTACCGCATCTGAGGTGATTCCGTTGAGTATCTTTGACATTACAGTCGTGTCCCAACTCCACAACGCCGACGGTGCAAGCTGAAATTCCGGGTCTCTCGCTCGTTCAATTAGATGTTCATAATTCCCTGCGCTTAGGCTGAAGTCTGTCCAATTCAAAGTAGCAGTAGCACCCCCGGCAAGTAGTCCTACATCGTAGTAGCCGTTGGAGTCGCTAACCGCCATATGGAAGCCGTCAGGGAACTGTATGCTTCTCTCGTTCGTCTGTCTAGGCATATCGCCTCCTTACGCCTTAAAGAATGTAAACAGTGCGTAGCTAGATGCTGGGTCAGGTTTTCCGGTAAAAGATACGGTAATCTCATCGAGACCATCTTCATTTACACCCTTAAAGTTGAATGAACCACCTGCGTCAATCTTCGCATTGTGAAGCGTGAACTGCCAATCAATATCTGCGTTAGTCTCAGCACCACCAGAAGCATCTACTGTGTAATGGGTAAGCCTGATCTTGCTTCTCGTGAGAGTAACCTGATTACTAGTTCCTGCATACTCAACGTCCGTCCCTGTGGTCGGTAAAGTCGCTGAGGAAGTCGAGAACATTCCCGGAAACAGGTTTGCAATTACTGTCGCATCCCAATTCCATACAGCACTCGGTGCAAGTGCGAACTCAGGGTCACGTGCCTTATCTACAAGCCCCTCGTAGTTTCCTGCATCCAAATAAAAGTCAGTCCAGTTTAGTGTTGCGGTCGCTCCACCTGCGAGAACCCCTACTTCTTCCCATACCGACCCTGTGGTTCCATCGGTTGAAATCTCAAGTCTAAAACCATCGGGGAACTGTACATTAGTTTCGCCTGTTTGTCTTGGCATAATCTACCTCTTACTTAATAATCGTATATCTACCGGGACATTCCAGTAGTTCTCTGCTTCAAATATGCTCGGTGCTATTGTCACACGTGCATAAACCGTATCTCCGCTATAAGTCCCTAAACTTCTGTTAAGTTCATTATACACTAATCCCGCTAAAGTTTCAGCGTTAGATTCTGTTGACTGTCGGCAGTTCACTGTGTATACAGGCTCGTTGATATCATCAGGTAAAATGCTCGACACTCTATAAACTTGTATTAAGTTTGACAAATCCTGTAAACTTGTCGGAATAGAACGACCTTGGATAATTGCTTTGTACGTAGTATTTGGGATGGTATCAAGCATCGCCTCGATCTCGGTTGTTCTGAGGACTGTCATTAAATAGTTGCCAAGTGTTATGTCCATTATTTCCTCTTTAGCTCTCGATTCATAGCCTCAGCACCGTACTTCTTAAATATACCCTCAATAGTACTCTTGCCTGTGATAACTTCTGCTGCCGGTCTTAAGTAAGGCTGTGCAGGTTGATTTCTAGTTCCGTACTCTTGAAAGATTGCGTGATCTGAGTTGCTTCCTGCGTACACTTGGTCACCTTTCAAGCCATTTGTATCTAGCTTCTCAGCCTGTTCGCCCGGTTGCGTATTAAGTAGTTCTGTTTGTCTGAGATTAGAAGCTGAGATAGAGTTCCTTAGTTGCCCTTGGTCTACAGGTGCTAACAGTTTAGCTTGTGCGGCGATTGCAACACCAAACTCAAGGCTAGATTTCCCAATAGCTTTATCAACTGCTTTTCGTGGGTCTCCGAAACTTTTCCTTGTAAAACTTGACTTCATCATATGACACCGCTCCCATCACCAAGAACAGATACATCTGGAAGTTCACCTTCAATATTATTCGGTGCTTCCATCCGTTTGATTAAGACCGTATACACTTCATCTTGGAATAGTACATTATCAGGATATGGCATAGAGAACCATTCATGATTGAAATACACTATATCGGTCGGTTCTATCAAATCACCTGTTACTATCGTGTAATCAGTCTCATCTATCATGCGATCTGTCACGTATCCATGCATCGCACTAGATTGAAAGATATGAACATCGCTTGTATCCCTGAGAGCATAGGCCTCCTCTATCTTCCCTGTTGTCGGATTATAAGAGGTTGTCTGAGCATAAAAAGCAATTGTCATTTTCTGCCAATCATCAAAATACTCTATCATGTATCCCCTCTAAGTATGAAATAATCATACTTATGCGAACCTCAAGTATGGTGTTCCCAAGTCATCAATTATTTTCTGCGGATATCCCCATGTCTTATTTATCGAAGTCCCAAAGGATACACTCACAGGCCCCATGGATTTACTTGTGATAACTTCATCATCCAATTTTGTGTTCATCTTACTAATCCGGTAGTAGACCATCCTAGCAATAGCAGGCAACTGAGCGATGTTCACTGATAGAGTAACTTCATCAGCATCTGAGCTAAAGGCTTCATTCACCGTAGCTGTGTAGTATCCACTATCATATGAGACTGACTTAACGTAATTGTCGCTACCTTCGATTACTTTCCCGATAGGTATAGACACACTAGATGTAAATGTCGTTTCGCCTGTTGTAACGGTCACATCATACACATCAAGATAGTCGTAGTTCATTATCCGTCTGACATCATTCTCGACTATCGGTATCATTAAATCTATCTGTGTATCATGCGTGGTATCGGTTATACCTAACAGTTCTTTCACTCGATCTCTAGTTATCATACTATGCCCCATAAGTGGTGTTGAGCGGAGAAATTATCCGCCCAACCACTATTATTTTTTAGGCCTTCCAGGCTTCTTTTTAAGCTCTTTGACCTCAGCTTCTAATTTAGCAAGTCTTTCTAGCATCTGCTTGAGGTCTTTCTTTTCAATGTAATCCATCGGTTTACTATAATTCATATTATACCGCCGTAAAAGTTTCTACTGATGTTCCACCAGTTACCGTATAACCCATTACCGTGATATTGCCTACCGTGAGCGTATCAGTCTCAGAGTTCAACCAAGATGCTCCATCGCCGCTAATCGTAACCGTTGCAACTCCGTTCACAATCTCCAAGGTGGTAGATGCAATAGTAGCAGTTCCAGCCGTGGATGTATCAGCTATAGATAAAGTAGTAGCATAGTCCTGTGTAAGCCATGTATGTACATCACCTGCTGCATTCTCAATAGAAATAGATACATCACGCGTCCATGCAGTGGCGGTAGGTGCAGGTGCTACAGTCTCAGGTGTGATAACCATAACAATATCACCCGACATTGCAGCAGCTCTCAAGTCGTTACTGGACTCTTGTGCAGCGGTAAAGGTATCATACGCATCAAGGTGTTCATCAAACTCTACATTTAGAGTCTTTCTACCTGTATTATCTCTTCTCATAATTCCTCCAAAAAGGGAGCCGAAGCTCCCCCTAGTTTACGCAATCTTAGCCTTTACAGCTACCATTCGCATATTCTCAGCATCGAACACACGATCCCACTCAACAGCATTGTCAAGCTCTGCATCAGTAGGCGAAGCACCTGCGATGGTATATTCCTGCCAAGCAGTACCGACCGGGTGAATACCGAATACCCTACGAGTGTAGAGAGCATCAATACCAAAACCCTTGGAAGGATCACGGTCTACCTCAGTTGGCTCGTATCCGTTCGACGAGATACCATACTGCAATGCGCCCTGCTTGAGAACGTACGTAGTGTACACGCCCCCGCTTTCGGGCAGGTTACGAGAAACAATGACTTCCATGCCCATGTAGAAAGCTGTAGGTCTCTGCTGATCCCCAATCGGGATAAAATCAATGGCGTTCTGTTTTCTCATCAGCTCGTAAACTTTAGGATGTACAGCGATTGCCACGAAATCCCCACCGTTAAGGTCAGGTCTTCCAACCGTTCCATTCTCACCAAGAAGCCCCTGTGCCTCAATTACTGCGTCACTTGAGAACACTGCATCAGTTCCGGTCTCACCTGAGATGTCTACAAACAGGTCGTCACCGTCATTAGCGTCATTGTCTGCGAATACTCCAATCATGGAAGCGATAGCGATCTGTTCATACGCCTGCGCCCAGTAGTTGTTAACCATGTCCTGCAAAGACTGGAGAGGATTTGATCCTGCGAAAACCTTTACAAGGTCGTTAGTTCCCCATGCTTTCAGCCGGGTCTGTTTGCGGAAAATCTGTGACTTTGCTGCCATGTTATTAATAGTAGCCGCTACGGTCTCCGATGGTACATCACCAGAAGTACCGCTTACATCCTGCCAGAAGGGAAGATTGAAAGTCTCTCCACCACCTGCAAGCAGGCTTGAGATTCCCGGATTCAGTTCGATGACACCACTGTTAAACAGTCGTGATCTATAAATCGAAGGTTCTACGGTATACGCTGAGAAAATCTCTGGTATTACCGCATTAGTAAGTCTAGTCTCTGCCATAGTTTACCTCTTGTTTAGATAGTCGGCTACTGCCGCTCTTGCTTTATCACTTGTCCGTGCGTACGTGGTAAGCTCATCAATTCCCATCTTGGAAAAGTCAACACCACCTGCACCCTTAGCGCCTTCCGGTTTCCTTGTGTTATCCACTCGGAAATCCTTCAGGACTCTTGCCTTGTAGGTCTCAAAGACACTGAGTACTTCATTGAGTTTGTCGTCTAGTTCCTCTTTTGATTGTGGAGGGTTGAGCAAAAGCTCTGTTAACTCAGACGGTAACTCAGCACTCATCAGCTTCCGTGAAAGCTCAAATTTCAACCGTTCTCTTTCAAACTGTTGACGTTCTTCTTCCTGCTGTTTACTAAGATGTTGGATTCTTTCTTCTTCCGACATCTTAGCTGTCTTTTCCTGTTCTAACTTCGACTCAAGTTCGGCAATCTTTTTTTCATATTGCCCCTTGATCTTCGCAGCTGTCTTGTCGACCTTAGACTGTATCATCTTGTCTAATTCGGCATCTTTGTTAACGTCACCGTCTTTTGATTCGTCAACTTCACTAACGTCACCAATTTCTTGATCCGTCAGTTTTTCTTTCTCATCTGCCATATTAACACATCCTTTCAAATTTGTCAAATTCCCTACAACGTAGGGTTATTTACTTACTTCATTATACCATGTTTCATAATTCTTGTAGCTGATGATGTCCGTCTTGCCTGTTACCGGGTCTCTCGCCCTACGCACACTCATATCAATTCCCGGAACGATATCAATAACCGTGCATCTACAGTTTACCGAATTTGAAGGACTTGAAAACGCAGAAGGATATAAAGCACAATCTCCGTTAATGCAAAACTTCTCATCTACATCTTTCTGTACCCCATCTAAAGCAACGTGACGGTCACGTGTCCTGTCGTCTAACGTAGCAACCCATTGACGCTTAATATCTATTTGTTCTGCTACCTGTTGTGAGTTTAGGTAAGCTCCAGCGTTCATATTTCGGTTGCCCTCGGTTCGGATCACCCTAGAGGCTTTGGAAGCTACACCATCAAACACGTTCTTCACTCGTCTGGCTTGCTTCGTGTAGGACTCGCCATTTATCAACCCTTGCTTGATAGTCTGTAGCGTCTTTCGTAAACCTTCTTGGTTATGTCCTGCAAGAAGCGTAGAAAGAGTCTCACCAGATGGAGGCATTAAGTTCTGGGCTACCAGCTCACGAAGCTCTCCACTTGGTATCTGTGACAACAAAGAAATATCACCTGTCACACTAGCCTCTAAAACTAGCGTGTTAAGAGCTTGTGTCTTGATAGAACTACCTTGTACATCTGCGAAAAAAGTAGACACGAATTGAGACCGATAATATGCTTGCTCAAATACTTGTTTCTCGCCTGCTAGAGATTTGTTGTATGTAGAGCCATAGACTTTAACATACGTACCTTTAATCTCTTTTTCCATCTTTTGCAGGCGTTCATACAACGACATCACGCTGAGATAATCAGCGTTCGGGATATCTGTTAAATACTTAGCGTAGTTCTTTTGGATAATCTGGTATATTTCATCCCTTCTCTGGCGGTACACACGAAACACTTCTCTCTCAGTTGAGTCAATGAGTTTCTCTACTTCGTTAAATTTAGTCTGCGCTAGCTTACTAAGTTCCACTGTGTACCCTTTTGTCTAAACCCCGTATTTTTTCGCACTTTACTCAGAATTAGCATTAACTATTGGTCAAAAGGAAAAAAGAACTCGACATCTGTCACCTCTATGAAACTCCACCCAAAGTCTATGTCATCTAAATCACCATAATCATAAGGATAGATATACGTCTTATCATTTATGCTAAGCAAGCTCCCTTCGACTTCCTCACCACTTTCTATTGATTTCCCTCTAAAATACGTCCTTCGAATGTCTCTCATTCATTACCCCCTATAGTATCTAAATCAATCTCAGGCATTTCAGCTTCCATTCGCTCAATTACCTCTTGCGGATTATCGATAAATGACATGAGGCTGAGAGCAGTCTCTCGGTCTACTACACCAGTAAGCATCTGCAACGATCTCGCCTCACCCTCGATGTCTTTCGGGATGTTCCGTGTATATATCCAATTCATATCATTCACGTCTACTGAGATACCGTCAAACTGTGACCAATACTCAGTTAGAAGTGTGTATTGATATCGTAACGCTGATGTCATCTTGCGCTCTGTTATCTTACACTTGTTTTCTAGTGGCATTAACTTGGTCTGCCAACCTAATACCCTGATGTCACCTGCTAGAACCTCGGAGAAGTCCACAGATTTACAGAATAGAAAGATGTTTCTCCTGATCTCTGAAAGCAACAGCTGAATAGAAGCTGAGTCTAACTGCTTCTCAACAAACTCAAACGAGCCATTCTCTTCCACAGTTAAGATACCTGTCTGCTTCATCTGCTCAACTATCTCATCGTTTAGCCTAGTTCCCTTGAGAATTGCGTATGCTAGTCTTAACTGTTCCATCTCACTAGATACATCCGAGAGGGCTTTGTCGTATGCGTTTATAAGCTCGACAGCTTTCTCGAAGTCACCTAACCGCTCAGAGTTGTTCTCAATGATAAACAAAGGAACTCCGGGAAACAAATGGGGTATCTCGTCTGTCTTGATCCAACTGCCGTCTTTCCTGTACGTGTACACGCTTTCCTTGTCGTATAGCTCACACATCCTAACCGTATGTTCACCGTTCGTAAACTCTATTCTGTCATAAAACCATAGAGCATACTCAGGTACGTTATTATCATCTAGGATTACATACACATTCCACGGTTCATCTACGTTTAGAACCCTAGCCCCTTCGTCCGTGTTGTACAGAAGTCTCGCAGAGTACCCACAAATAGAGGCTAGCTTGATAGCGTCTGCGTTAAGGTCGTCAAGATCATTCCACCGTTGCCAGTTTGTAATAAATTCGTTCACCTGATCCGAATAATCGCCTTTGAGTTTAAGAGTGATAGAGTTCCCCATGTACCCGACTTTATCATCTATGATAGTACCAAAAAAATCGTTGGCCAACTTGTTATTTACCTTGTTTGGGTTAGCAAGTTCCCTAGATTTGATGTCAGAATCACCGATGTAATAGTCATACAGTTTAATCATCTCCGTAGCTCTTGTAGTTCGCTTACGGTCGATGAAATCTATGAATTTATCATCACTTGAAAAATCGCTTCTACTAACTGCTAAATTATCTATCATTTTGTACCCCACAACGCTTTGATACTTTCAGAACTCAAATTAACCTCTGCTATCTTACCGCCTGACAAAAAGGTAATTCCCCAAACTAACGCATCTAAACGGTTCGGAGATGTCTTTTCTTCTGGCGTCCATTCGCACAATTCATCTTCTAGTTCAATTAGATGACATACATGATGCACCAATCCCCTATTGTATAAATCAGCTACAGGTTCAGCCCTGATTGCCTTACCCCTAGTAGCGTGTACCATCTCTATAGGTATCATTTTATCATAGTTTCTGATATTTATCTTGACAAGGTCCCCACCTTGATTTTGCTCTGCTACAACTTTGTCAGCCTTATGTCTTTTGTAAGCGTCTACTACAGACATGCCCCATCCTGTGACGTCACCGTTGTATGTGTAATCAGCAAGAACAAAAAACTCTTTTCCATCAGTACCCACTACAATGATCCCTGTATCATCTGAGGTATCTGTATTCGTTACCGCAGGGTCAACCGATACTACAATTCTCGCAAGATCAGGATGCGAGTCTACCCGGTTCTCATGTATCCATTCTCGCTTCCAAAGCGCACCTTCTGTGTCGTCTGAGTATTCTCCGTAAAAGAACCGTCTCTTTCTGCGATCACCCAACCCTTCCAATGTCTCTATGTAGGATTCATTCAAGTTATCTAGGTTGTCAGCCGGGTTCATCCGTAGAACACCGTACTTATGTTTGCTTGCTAGTGCTGTTTCATTCTCTGGGTTCTGCTGCAAGTGAAATACTTTATACCCCCAATGCTTCTTACTTGGAGGGTTGTAGTCTATGAGCATGAGTGGTCTCACACCTTTCGGTGGGTTTAGCCTTGTCTTAAGCGTCTCGAACGTCTCATAGGATATCTGGCTTGCTTCATTGATATGAATAGTTGCATACTCATTTCCAAGTATCTTCTCTACACGCTCCTTGTCGTCAAACCCACCTAACCAGACTTCCGATCCGTTATCAAATGATATGAACCAATCTGACTTATTCTCAGTGTATTTAATCTTTGGAAAGCATATATCCATGACATCCGGTATTGTCTTGTACCAAAGTGAAGTCTTAGCGTGGTTAAAATGAAGTCTGCCTGTAAGGTGTTTAGTGTTATTGTACTTTAGCGCCCTTGCTATAATGTTTCTGATAATGATAAAAGTTTTCCCGCTCCGACTTCCTCCTTCAAGAAGGACGAACTCTTTCTCTGACATGAGACGAGTAGCTTCTATCTGCTTCGGTGTCTTTCTAAAGTCCGGCATCGTCTTTGTCTAAATAAGCTATCTGTAGTTCTCCGCTGTGTTCATGCTTCTCGATAAACATAGCTAGATACTTACCGAGGTCTTCACTAGCCCTCAGCTTGCCACCTTCTGATGCTTCATCGTCCTGCATTATGTCAAACCAGAATTGAATCAACGCAGCACGTTTCTCGTCAGTCTGAGAGATAATTTCTTTTACTCTCTCGTCTATCTTTTCCCTTATGTTTGGTTTTGATAAGTTTTCAGCTGCAATAAATCTAGCTGTGTTATGAGAGTACCCTGCTTCTTTGGCTGCTCTCGTAGCGTTGAAATGAGTTAAGTAATAATCTATGAATAAACGTTGCTTTTCAGTTAAAGCCATACCTTATCCTAACACATTTATTAGATAGTGTCAAATTGCCGTAGCTCCTCTTTCGCTTCCCTTCTTTCCCTTCGTCTCATACCACGCTTTATTTCACTTGAGTGTCTTTCTAGGTAGATGTACATGTGAGGCGCTATTACCTGATCTACCTCATCGCCTGTTTTTAGCTTCTGTCTATGGCCCATCATGATTTATACCTTTCACAAAAACTACTATATAATTGTGAAATTACCTAGAACGAGTCTATCATAGCTTCAATTCTTTTTAAGTTAGCTTCAATTCTCCCCACTTGACCGGACACCTTAGTATACCAACCGACAGGAACGCCGTTATCAGCTTCTTTTGCTTCTGCCTCTGCAAATAACTTCTGTCTCAACTCATCAGCTTTATCTGCTACAACGTCTGATCTCTCGGCTGCTACTTCCAACCATTTCAATACAGCATCAATTCTTCCTGTCCCTTCCATAACATTCTCCTTCTTTTATACCTTTCGGCAATAATGTATAAAACTGCCGAGATGGTTTATAGCCAACCGTAGTAAACTATGCCACCTCAGCAGTCGGCTAATGACCCTTGGGTTACACTAGCTCAATCCATCTGCCCTTTTCTGTTTTTAACGTGGAGCAGGGCTACTGCCACAACATGCAAGATACCCCTCGGTATCCGTTACTCCGTCTACACATGGCAGATGAGCTAAATGATACAGCGTCCTACACTCAAAAAGCACCCTACTGTATCGTGTGGCTTTAGGTTTATAATTATGAGCGGTTGCCACTTAACCTTAAACCGCCATAGGACATTGGGTATAGCCTACGGAAGGAATCGAACCTTATCTTTCTCATACTTCAGATGAGTTCTCTACCATTAAGATACGTAGGCAAAAATGCAACTTTCATTGTGTGCTTGCGGTAAGTTGCCACCCTTATAAAGCTCCACATTGACTGCTTCCATGCACAACGTATGCTTCAACACTCATCATTATACACCATAATTATTTACTTGTCAAATAACCTACAAAGTATCAACGTTTTTAACACTATATATACAAATCGTCAACCGATAAGTCATTAACCTTTATAATGTCTAAAATTCTATCTATCAATTCAGCGTATCTTTCAGTCGGGTCTTTACGTAGCATCTCGTATATATCATATAAAGCACACTGGAAATCACGAGCATGAAATACAACTCTTGCCTCTGATATATCATCATACTCTAATATAACCTTCATATATCCTCCGGATAATATGTCTTTGACAATTCTTGAACTAGCTTTGACACGCCAACAGACAAACCAAACACACGTTCAATCTCTAGCATGCCAAGAAGTTCTGAGACTTTCTTATCCTCACGGTGATTCCACCTTTCAACGACTTCTTCTTTAGTGTCGAAGTTACCAACCTCTGAACCACAATCAATACACCCAATCACACAGCCTTCTTGATATACACTATCAGAAATATAAAGATTGTCGCTTCCGCAGAATGGACACGGTTTAAGCTCGATAATATCCGATTCCATGTAAACCCTCCCTTGTGTACTCAAAGCTCTGAGCTGTCCTTGTAGACCGCCAACCGCTCGATGATGTGTAATAGTCCATCTGTGCCAATGAAGGACAGATTCTTACTATCACGCCACGAAATTCATCTGTTAAGCCTACGCTCATCTTAGCCTCTTTATGTAGGTGTCCGATGTGATACTCCCTCACTTTAGACTTAGCCCACAAGTCAGGAGCCTCGTCTGCCATGATTAACGGTAGGTCTTGCATCTTCAACCTTGCGCCTCGTGTCTTGCCGTGAGCGAAGCCAACTAGCGTATCGTATACAAGCCGATACTTTCTGTCGTTTGGTGAGAGGTCTGTTAGGACGCCTTTGTCTTTCTTATAGAAGAAGTCTAAAGCGTACATTAAGTACCACACCTGATCTACGTCATGATTACCCGGTACTTGGATAAGTTCAACTGGTGCAACATTAGCCAGAAGTGAAATAGCTTCTATCATCGTCTCGGCAGCCATTCCAAACGTCTTTTTTAAGCGGTCGTCCTCATCCTGCCGTGTTCCGTTGGATGTCTCGCCTAAAGCTGAATTTACATTAAAGAAGTCAGAGCCGATAGGTAGTATCCATTTCTCGACACTCTTGTGATATCTGTCATAAAAGTGATAAATCGCCTTTAAGTACTCTTGTTTAGCTATCTTGATATCGTAATGACCGCCTCCTGTTTCATCTCCCCATGACTGCTGCCCCCAATGTAGGTCGGGTATCTGCAACTCAATGGTAAGGTCGTTTGGTTTGTAATCGGTCTCACGTGTGACAAACTGTATGCTTTTGCACAAATCTGTAAACACTTCGTAAGCCGACTGAGGAGACAAGCCTATAAATCTACGCTTCCATACAACCTTAAACTGCCAGTTTGGATTTGCGTCAGTACCCCAATGGTTAGTAATTATCTTGTCAGGGTAGAAAGTATTCTCATCCACGTTACACGCTTTCGCCCATTCGGTAGTTGTTTTTGGGCGATAACCTAAAGATATGTCAACCTCAATCGAGTCTCTCGTTTCCTCACGCTTGTTTATTTTTTCACAATCAGCTTGTGTGTATCGTCTGACCTCTCTACGGTATGAAGCGTAATTACACCCTCCCCCGTCTGCTAGGTACTCATCATGTGAATTGTAAAGGTCTTCTCGTGTATAGCCTTCTTTCGCCTTGTTCTCAATCCATTGTTTTGTCATATGTAATTATATCACAAATTTTTAGTTAGATATTTCTGGATTTTTTTTGAGTCTCAAAACTGTCTTAGGTTTGCGTTCTGTGATATTTTCATCCATATTAAACCTTAAAATTTCTGGATAATATTTATTTCCTCCCCTTTCTACTTGTTCACGTTCTGCTGATTTTATAGCTTTGTTTTTCTTATGGTACACACCAAGGATATATGAGTGATTACTTCTTTTCCCCCATCTATACATGGTAACTACATAAACAACTTTCACAATTTACTCCTTATATCAACTTGCGTTGTGCATCGTGCCTTGACTGCCACTTTGTGACAACTTCACTAAAACTCTCTCCATAGATACTAGCCTCACACACTTCACACTCGATATGGTGCGGTTCATGTTTTTCTAGCTCGTCAAAGGCATAAAAGGCTTCACCGTGGCAAAATGGACATCGCTTGAGTTCTATTTCACCACGCCCTTTGCATAGTCCGCAGTCTACCTTCCAATAACGAACATCGTTGTCTTTCATTTCCCATGCAGAACCTTTTGCTTTTCCTGTTCCGTTACACTCCTTGCACTTCATGTTAACCACCCTATAATCAATCTGTTATTTTCTGTCTCTTGGTATATCCGAGAGCCTTGAGCTGTCGTAGCATTATCTACCATGCGAATTGCATTATGGTAATCTATGCCAAAATGGTTTTGAATATCGGTTAAGTATACCTCACCTCGCTCTTTGAGGTATTCAATAAGCTCAATATTACCTTCTGTAGCTTTATGCCTTCTTAGGTCATCACCAGTGTGAACTTTGCCACGCATGAACTCTATGTGTGATCCTCTCATACATCCTCCGGTAGTGGTGGGAGTGAATCGTTTCTTGTCCAATAATAAGGAAACACTTCATATTCTCCGCCTACTTCTTCGTCATAATTTGTAAACTTTCCATCTTCAAAGTAGTCAACAGATTTCATGAACATTTTTTCACCTTGAGGAAATCTATGATAATGTAATGTGAAATAATCGCCCTCCTCCTCCGGCAACCTCTCACTCACAGGTATCCACTCAAGCATAGATTTCATTTTTCTTATGACTTGTAAATAATTCATTTCACTTACAGGAAGATTTTCAAAATCTGTGAACCCTTCAAGAGTGTCAATAATTGAGTACTTGATAGCT